GACAGATGAAGTTCAGTCCGCAGCAAGGGTAGAAGAAGTTACGGCTAAAGCTTCCCAAGCCGCAAGAATTACTGATGCTTCCGAGCCGGGATTCCGTGCGCTCCGAAACGAAACTGCAAAAGCCGCTCGGCAGGTTCAATCCGCTAAGTCTTTGCTTAAGAAGGGCAAAGGCTCCGAGGACAATTTGGCCGCAACAGTCGCTAAGCATGACGAACTTCTTAATAGGATGACGGCTGCTCAACACCTTAGAGATGTTGCAAGGGCCACCCCTGTAGGATTAGGTAAAATTGCCGGGCTTGAAAAGCGAGTTGAGCGTTTGAACAAACTCGTACAAAAGAATCCTGGGAACGAAGCTTTAGCTCGAAGAATGACTGCTGTTCATAGTGAGTTGCAGGCGGCTAGGGTTGCCGCTATTCCAGATAATAGTGCTCAGATTCTGACATTTGCAGAGAAGATTGCCAGAGGCGAAGCAGTAAGCACTATTCCAAAGGCCACTAAGGAAGCTATTGGTAATGCATCTCCTACAATCCAAGAGCAAATCATCGCTCTAATGAAAGAAGCAGAGGCTAGTGGCCCTAAAGTTGCCGATGGGGTTGGGGAATCACTAAAGGGTGCAACTCCGCCTAAACTTTCTGATGAAATCTCACGTATGATTGTAGAGAAAGAGAACGCCACTACTCATGCCGTTGCGGATACTGCTACTGTTAAGCAGGCCGCACAACAAGTTCTAGCCGATCCGGTTAATGCTCAGCAAACCGCCATTGACATTCTAAACGAAGCGGGAATTTTTGGCCGCCCGCTTACCAAGGCAGGGATCAGATCTAGAGTTGCACAAACAGCGCTAAGAATGGTCGGAGAGGAGGGAGTTCAGGAAGCTGCACTTGTCCGAACTCAGGCAAAGGTTGGCGAGCTAAAGAAGGCTGGTAAGGTTCTAACTGGTGCAGAGCAGAGAGCTAAACTATTCGATGAGTCTTTGCTCGAAGAAATTCTGCCCACTACAGAGGCGATGACTAAGATTCTCGAAGAGGGTATTGGAAAGCGCTTTGCTATTCGGTTCAATGGGAAGGACTTAGGAGACTTTGCCCCTATCGGGGCTGCTTTGCGAGGAATGTATGTCCCCTTTGAACTGGTAGGTAGATTAGGTGCTACAGGGCCGGGCGGGACTTTTGCGAAGGCTTTCAGAATGGGTTCTCACTTCCCGGACGAGACTAATTACATCCGGCAAGCGGCTGAGAACAATGGATCTGCCACACATATTGAGTTTGCTAACAATGTGATGAAGACTTTCACTAACACCATCACTCATGCTGAGTCTAAGCAAATCCGGCGGGCGATAGAAGGTGGCTACACTCTAGAGAATCCTCATTTAGATGCACTTAGAGTCCAGGCTATGAAAATGTCTCAGGATATTTTCGATCAACAGGCTGCTCTGGGTAAGTATGTGCCTGGGGAGAAGGTGGAGAACTATCTCTATCACTACTATCACTCCCGGAATAAGAAGGCTATCAAAGCTTTCAAGGACGCTCGTAATGTTGACATAAAGGCTGGGCGAAAGGGAGCTACGGTAGATACTGCCGCTAAGGCAGGACTTAAGCCAGAGGATCGTATTGACCGAATCCTTATCATGCAGCACCGAGATTATGTCCGTGATCTCCAAAGAGCGAACTTTCGCCAGGGAGTTATCTCTAACTTCGGAGTTAAGACAGATAACGCTGCACTAGCTAATGGACTTGGATTGGAAGAGGTTTCCGGCAAGTCCATGAACAAGCCCTTTCAAGATGTAGCAGCAGCAGAGAACGCTAAGTGGTATCTTGCTCCTGAAATCCATGACACTTTCAAGACTATGGATAACCTCATGGGTATCGGGCATAACGTGGAAGCTGATGGATTCCTTGGCGCCTACGATGCAATGGTTAGAATGTTCAAGACTTCTGCCACAATTGCCAACCCTGGGAACTGGGTCAACAATACTATCGGTGACTTCTTTCTAAACTATATGGACGGTGTGCGTAGTCCGTCCTGGTATAAAAAGGCCGCTGGGATTCTCCATGTTCAGGAACAAGCGCCGCTTCGTTCTGTTAGTATTGCGAGGAGAAATGTTGATGCGGGACAGATCTTGGATGACTTCAAGCGTAAGGCTCCGTCCGGAGGGTTTATCCGATCCGAAGGAATGGGACACATTTCACGACTTGGTTCTAAGGGCCTACGAGGAATACCGGGCCGCTTCGTTAGAGGAGGTCAGAATCTTTATGAAACACGAGAAGAGTGGGTAAGGTTTGCTCACTATCTCCATGCTGTAGATGATGAAGCTCGGAGACTTGTTGGTCGTGGATATAAGTGGGACAAGGCGTATGAAGGTGCCACAGAATTAGCGGCTAAGCGAGTAGCCAAGTGGAACATTGACTACACAGCGATTACTCCCTTTGAACGAAACATTCGTAAGCGGTTTGTTCCGTTCTATACCTTCATGCGTAAGGCTACCCCACTCATGCTAGAAGGCATGATCACTCGTCCCGGTAGAATGGCTCACTATGATCGTTCCAAGAGAGCCGTTGAGCAGTTATTGGGAGTCCCTAAGGAAGAGGATGACGGAACGATTTGGCCGTTCTGGGCGAAGCAGCAAGGAGTTACTAGACTCACTGACGAAGCTGAGCCTTTGTATCTTCGTGATCCAACTCCGTTGAACGTAGTTAACCGTTTACTCGGAGGGGAGTCTATGCGGGCACCCTTCACTAACGCATTGAATCAATTCGCTCCACCAATTCGCGGCGGAATCGAACTTGCTTCTGGTAAGACTCTGTTCAACGATAGAAAGATTGACCAGTGGGGGGATTGGATCTTAGGCCAGGTTCCTACTGTATCTATTGGTGCAAGAATGGCGGGTCATCCTCTTTCGCCACAAAAAACTAGCGCTTCGGAAGGACCGGGCACCGCTATTCTTGAACGGCTTGGAACAATTGGAATTCCGATCGGTCGAATGACTGAGCAGAGACAACAAGCTGCTCTCCAAGGACAGATTGATCCGATCGAAGGAGTCTTTAAGGAAGTCAACGACGCTATCGCTCCGTACAAGATTACTAAGACTACATCGAAGAAGAACGGAACGTACTATCTCGTGAAAGATCCTTCGGGAGAAATCATTGCGAGAGAGCATGACTTCATCACGGCTGTCCGCAAGGCCAGCGGAGGCTGAGGATCTCAGTCTATGTTAAATTCGTTTTAGCCTCTCGTCAGAATGCACTTGTGGGGGAAGTGGCCGGGGTGCTAGGCTCAACCCAACAGGGAGCCACACAGACGGCAACGGGAGGCTTGTACGATGAGCACGGATGGCGAGGGATGGTCCCCGCCTTGCTTGCATAATACGGATCTTTTCTTTGTGGGGGAAGATAAGGTCAAGGAAATAGCCAAAGCTAAAGCCATTTGTATGAAATGCGCTAGGCGGAAGGATTGCGAGGCTGGCGCCATAAGGCGTGATGAACAATACGGGGTTTGGGGCGGTTACTCGTATTCTGAGAGATTGGCTCGGGCGCCTTTTCTGGAATATCAGGAACCCACAATTTATGCTTCACCCCGTAGAACGCTAGATGCGCTACAGCGTCAAACGTATGACGTCCCTTTGCCCCCCGCTTATACTGTGCCCCTAGAAATCCGTATCCTGCCGGTTTCCGAGTATTCGGCTGCGCCTCAAACGTCCAATTATTCACCAGACACAGAAGCCGTAGTGCTCCAATTTGCCGCAAGGAAATCCCTTTATCCCATTGATGATCATAGCCAGAACCTCCCCGATTCTTCGGCCGCGGGTCAATGATGTAATCCTCGCAGACTAAAGTTGCTTCGTAACTAACACCCATTCGAGAAACACACCACTCATCAAATGATTTCTGACTCATCTCCTGAACCTCAGTGATGGTAAAAGTTCCATCCTCGATTGAGCCGGCCGCGAAACCGATGTGCTCTCCTGGATCAAAGCCATAAAGAATCATGCGTGCAACACCTTCCACTCAACATGGAATGGAATGCCGAATTGTTCGACAGTCCAGTTAGTCATTACGTCACAGACCTTCTGTGGATCTTCTCCTTTAGGGTAATTGATCCAGATAGAGTCGTGAACCTGGTTACGAATATCAATGCCTTGCTCTGCTAACGTCAGCATAGAGCGCTTAATGATCTGGAAAGATCCGCCCTGAATCAGGGAGTTCCACGCATCCTTACATTCCCACTTGTTCTTAAAGATTCTCAGCCGCCCATCCCAATAGCGAATCCACCCACGAGATTCTGCTAGTTGTTGGCATCTCTTAGCCATCGCAAAGATTTCATGGTACTCCTTCTTATAGTCATTGATGATCCGCTGACCTTCCTTGCGAGGGATTCCGTACTTGTGGTAGAGAACTTCGACACCACCTAAGTAAATGATGGTGAAGTTCACGTTCTTCGCAATTGGACGAGAGATATTGAGTCTCTGAGCAACTTCTGCATGAAGGTCGCCATTATTTCTAAAGATTTCCAACAGACCCTTCTGGTCAGCATAGACAGCACCTAGTCTGAACTCGACAGTTCGATAGTCAAATTCGATTAAATCATGCCCTTTCTCTGGCATAAACAATTTCTTCACGTCGCCATCTCGGGGGAACTGCTGAGGGTTGGGGTTCTCCGCAGACAGCCTATGAGTGACGGTGCCGTGCTGCTTAAATGACGGGTGAACGTATCCGCCCTGGTCAGCCTTGTCGGGCAGTCCTTGAAACCATGTTGACGTAGCCTTAGCCAATCCTCTATACTCTAGTAAGAGACCTGCCTCGGGATGGTTGATGCCTTCGAGCACCGACTCATCGACACTTGGCAATTGACTAGGAGTTTTCTTCGATGGCTGCAAACCTAAACCTAATGGAGCGTCCCCAAAGAAACGCTTCCGCGCTTGTGAATCTTTCGCTGGATCAAATGGTAGATATGTACGAATCTGATCCATGCGAACTTTGGATTCGGCTGCAAGCCGCAGAGACTCGGATTGATCTAACAGAAGTCCGACTTCTTCGATCCGCACTAGGAGTCGCATAAACTCCAAATCGATTTCCCAAATAGAAAGCAAAAGCCATTCCTCCATTTGTGGAAGGAACAACTCATAGAGTTGGTAGGTGGAAACTACGTCGTTGGAAGCGTAGCCAGCCATCACAAATGGGGGAACGGCTTCCATTCCATAGTCTTTGCGGATCACCTTAATCTGTTTGACAAGCGCTGCCTTAGTGTCTTTCTTTAGAAGGGCCTTCTCTAAGGCTTCTAGCGTATGTCCAGGCCATCCCTTCGGGGGATGGTAAGAGTCTAGCAGATGATGCCAGAGCATCGTATCTATAATGTTCCAGGAGAGAAGATCAATTCCTGTCTTGCGTAGAACCTTCAAGTCGAACTTAGCGTTGTGAAAGATCAGGGTACAGTCAGGATGAATGTCCTTGGAGAAATCCCAGAGGGGTACATTTTCTACAGGGATGAAGGGATGTTCATGGCCGAACGGAACATACCAAGGATCGTCACCTTTAGCGTAGAAAGAGGCACCGACTAAGAATCTCTCGTGATCCAAGTCAGTCATATTTGTCTCGGTATCTATGGCCAAGATTCTTTGGCGGCGCAACCAGGTCCGGAAGATTTCAACGTCAGCGTCATCTTGTACGAGAGTCACACGGTCACCCCTTTTTCTCCCATCTTTATCTGCTCTCCCTGTTTATCCTGGGACTTCGATTCGCCGGTCACTAGTGAGTAGTGACTCGTATCGTAATCTTTAAACACACGAAACTCATCTCCAAGTTCACCGGACCTATCCTTGTTGACGTGAATGATCGTCTCTTTGCCCTTCCCCTGATCTTCAAGGATGATGCAGGTGTCAGGAGTAATTGACCAGTGACGGGAACCGTATAGGTCATCGAGTTTATAGGCAGCTTTGTTTCCTACAGGGACCTTCCTCGTATGAGTTACTAGAAGGAAGGAAACCTGGTAATCATTGACCAGATCTTGTGCCCAGTTTAGAAAGATCTGGGCCGGAACATCTTCATTCAACGTGGGAACAGCCCGGCCGATAACATCAATGCAGATTACGGCGGCACCTGACTCAACCAGATCTGATTGAACCTGCTCTTGAATTCGTGTATCGGTCATATCCATACCAGAGCCACGAATCAATAGCGTCATGTTCTCGTTAATAAGATCTTGCTGTTCTTTCGTATACGCATTTGACTGTTGCATACGAATTGAGCGAACTCGGCGTGCAGGCATATCCAATCCGAGGTAAGCGCATTTCCTCGGCTCGCCTACTTCCTTGCCAATAAAGTCGGCCCCACAGGAAATACTGTCTAGTATGTCCAGAGCGAATCTAGATTTGCCCGATCCAGGTTCTCCCCCGACTACAAGGATGCCTTCCTCGAAGAAGATATGCTGCACAAGGAACTTATCTTCTTCGGTAGCGAGGAAGAATTCCTTGTTACCGCGCCAGATCTGATAGAGAGGCTTCTCTTGACGGATTGGTTCAACTGTGCCGGTCTTTTTCCGAGCGGCTTCGATTACTCCCTGTAGAACACTAACTTGATCGTGACGATCGGTGAATTTGTGGAGCCTGGCATCTTGATACTGTAAAAGTTGAAGGATTTGATCATCCCTCAACCTCATTCCAACCAGTTCACAGGCGGTATGATAGATAAGTCCGGAGCGTTTTTCTTTTGTCCCTTCGCCGGTGGCAGAGAAGATAAGGTCCCGAACTCTCTGCGTAAATACAAGTTCTGCGAAGAGAGATTCAATGCTTCCCCCGCCTCCATCTGTCTTTCTATCGTGGCTCTTGTAATCGTCAACGTGGACTTCTGAGAAGGCGAAGGTATTACTCGTATCACTTCGTCGTATTTGCGTCTGATGATTACTTCGCCTTCGATTATAAGATCCAGGGGGACGTAGAAGTTGAGTGCAATCCCATCCTGATTTGTCAGTATTATATTGATACGCAAGGGTTCGGTTGATCGCTTCGATTTCCTCGGCTGGACGAAATCGCTCCAATATCCAATAGGCATGGTATCTCTCCGGGCTTGTTTCTAACAGGAAGTTTGGTTCTTGCTCGAACTCAGGTAGGCCGTCGTCACAATCTACCCACACACAACCAGCGCCAGCAACATTAGACTTGATAGCCTTAGTCTGTCGCTTATAAAAGGCGGGCGAGAAATAGAAATCGGCTTGATCGTTCTCTTGATGCTCTTTGATCGCCGCAATTAGTTGGTTGGGATCAGAGTAGAACTTAGGGTAAGCCTTCTTAACAGGCTTAAGAATTCTCGCCCCATAATACAATGTCCCAGGGGGAGCGTACTGAAAGAGAAGGCTGAAAAAGCCTTCAATGTTTGACTCCATCACCCTACCCTTTCTCAGACAGAGTGGGGAGAGAAGAAGTGCCCTTGCTGATGTTGTTGTAGCAACCATCGCAACTAATGAGAGTGGACTAAGCCGCTTCCATTGTTAGGGGTTTTCCCTCTCTCCCCACAACTTGTCAGATGGACGAAGCCACAGGAGAGTCAGAGAGAGCGTAGTATTCTACGATCGTTGACTTAATTCCCTCAGTAGGTCCACCAGGCTTTGGGTCTTTCAAGGGGTAGGATTCTGTGGTAGTGGTAACCATTGCTTCAAGTCCGATCCACTCATCCGAATCGAAACTGAAATCTTCGTCATCAAGACTCTGACCGGCAAAGGCTTCCATCTTGGGCTTAGTCCGCCACAGGCCAGATTCCATGAACATCCAGTTATCGGTAAGCTGCCGAGACTCGGCGAACTCTCCGTCACTGATCATCATATCAACCCTGGACCACGGACCCTTACCGGAATCTTCATCGGTGAATCCGGTAATCCTTACTCGGTAAAGACCATCAGGAACCGGCTCAAACAGGTTCTTGATGTTCTTCATGTCAAGATTTAGTTGCACTTTTCTTCTCTCCAATCAATTTCCACAAATCGGAAGCGGGGAATTCGGCGGGCAAATCAAACCTGTTCTTAGCTTCAATGATGTTGGTAGGTCTTGCCCGAACAGTTCTTATCTCGGTCTTTAGAAGCTGGTTAACTTCCAGCGTCATAAAGAGTTGTGCGTTTACCTTACCCGTAAGTTGGTTGGACAACTTTGGCGGGAGGTCTGGTCTGATGGTTGTTCGTTTAGTTTTCTCGTTGGTTTCCTCCAATCGGTGAGCGAGTACCACGACATTACACGGATAGGCTTCCGCTTCAAAGTCGAGGAAGAAGTTTCGCTCAAAGGTAGTGGCTATCAGGTAATCTTCCTGAATGGGAATTGTGACTCCCGCCCGATCACGTCCAGTCTTAAGTTTCGTTGCCGAATCTCTAAGCTGAGCATGAGTCAGGTCAGAAAGATTATCCAGAACTAGAGTAGCTGGCTTAAGCTTCTTCGCCTTAACATCGAGAAGAACAGAAGCCACATCTTGCGGTTCCGGGCAGAAATGAACTGCTTCCGGCTGAGGAATGTCTCCCATATCAGGGAGTGAACTAGTGTAGGCGAGAATCATTGTCTCGCTACCAGTGTCTATCCAGTGAACAGGAGGCGGAGCATACGCACAAAGCGAAGTCTTTCCAACTCCCGGCTCACCAAATAAACAGATGAACCAGTTGCCTACTAGAGCTTTAGGTTGACCTGTCTTATAGGTCATAAGTAGTCAGCGCCTGACCAGTAACTTCTAGACGGACACCTTCCTTAATCCAGATACGAGTCATATCTTGATCGGGAGGATCTTCTACAACAGGCATTGCCTTGGCGTTATATACCTCACTAGCAATGTCGTTAAGCAGCTTACTAACCTGCTGAGTCGTCAGCATCTCTGTCCTTTCGTTCTGTCCAGAATATTTCATGGGTTTCAATTCGGCCCCCCCATTTACTAAGTCCCTCTTTATCGGTAGCCTCGTAAGTGTAGGATTCCCTATAGTATCCGGCCCCCTCCTGTAGTGTAAAGGTATCTACCGTGCCGTCGGCAAAGATTAGGGTGACACTATGGACGGGGCGTATTTGCATGGTATTCACTCCATCCATCTTTTTTCTTGAAGGCGAGGTCAAGGATAGGTCCATCATCAATCCCCTGTTGAGACATTAAACAAGGCTCCCGGAAGTTACAATACCGACAACCCGGATCGAGTGAGCGAAGGAATACTTGTTCTTCGATCATCTGATCTACTACTTGTCCATACCAATCCATTGCTGCTTGGATTTGTAGATCGGTTCGGTAAGTAGGAGTGACTCTCATCAACTTATCAATTGGTTCCTGCATGTAATTCTTATATGGATAAGTGATGAGTTCATTAACTTCTCCCCGGAATACCGGGATGCCTACGGTTCTCAGTCCGCCTATATACGTAGGCTGCTGTTGATCATACTCGGTCACGCCTTGCTTGCGAAAGTTGTTGGGTTTACCTGTTGTCTTATGGTCACGAACTCTAATCTGTCCGCCGATTGAGTATAGCAGATCAACGTATCCTTCAAGGATAAAGTCTCGACCCTTAGGTGTTCTAAGGGGAGCCTCGAAGTGCATTTCAGACTCGATGATTTCAATGTCTACGTCTACCCCAGGGGAATGCTCTCGAATGTATCGAGTCATCATTTGAATACAGCGGGAAACTATCTCTCCATTGGAACCATCTTCAAGAATATCCTCTAGGATATTGGTTTGCAATGCGTCTAACAGTTCCTCCGGGTCCTGAGTTTGGCGGAGCAACTGATAGTATATGTCTAGCTTACCATGACAATAGTCGCCCAACTCCATTGCTTTGTTCCGCTCTTTGGGCATCCACTTATCAATGTAGGCGTATTGCCAATTCTTCCTACAGCGGAGGAAGGTTTGGACTTGTGAGTGGGAGACTTTGGGTACATCATTCATAGTTCCCCGGACTGGATTCGATCCTACCTCTTTCAGGGTCCGGGGAGTTATTACTTATGGCCGCTTAGGCCAGGCCGTGCCAGAATAAATAGGGCTGAGGCAGTACGGGTACAGGTTGCCAGGCGAACCCGATGAACCCCACGGATCAGGATTCCACTCCCATCTCCAAGAACCACTAATATTGTCCTTCAAAGAACACATCACCAGGACGTAACCAAGTTGTCCAGCGAAGTGTGCCCACGGGCCTTGCATGATGGCGCCGTTTTGAAGAATCCAACGGTAACAGTTGGTGGTCGTACACCCCGGATTAGTAAGGTGAGTATGGGGTGGTCCTTGTGCTCCAAATGAATGAGCTTCTGCGGGAGAAGTAACTCCCAATGTTCCTGCTGTAATTGCACCAGCGAGAAGAATTCCCGCCATTCGCTTCCTCATATGTTTCCTTTCGTTGAGGATCATTCTAGACTCGTTGCTTCGGCAGGCATTGCCTCGAAGTAAGCGTCAGGAAAAGAGGGACGCAGGTATTCAATGATTGCGAAGTTAGCCACGTCCAGAAGATACTCCCTGTTATGAGTGTTCTCATAACGAGCTAATCTTGCTCGGGCATTTCGTCGAGCATGATGAGGAACAGGATAATTGCTTTCGAGCGGTCCATATTTCTGCTCGCTAAACGCCATCCTGTTCAGCATCATTTGTAGGGCATCTGCGAAGTCTTGATTATCATAGACTCGACGCAGAACTAATGGGCCGGCTTGTCTAGCCATTGAAAGCCTCACAAGCAGCAGCCATTGTTAGATGAGCAGCGGACAAAGTAGCAAGAGCATGAACTTGTGCCCATTGAGCTTTAGAGGGATTGGGGTGTTTAAAATCTGCTACTTTATCTGCCTGATCGAGATACTCTGCTGCCTTCTTAAGATGGCCCTGAGTGTCAGACAAAGCAGAGTTCCTTCATCTCTTCGACAATGTTATCGAAGGCACCGGCTTCAATCTCTGCCCGAAGTTCCTCAACCATCTTAGTTTCCTTAGAGGTAAAGATCCGTACACGATAAATCTTCGCCGTGGAAACTTCCTTGGGAGAAGCTTCGACAAGACCAGTCCGTTCGAGAATAGTCTTAAGAGTTCGAGTTGCCGTTTCCCTAGAGGGAGAAATAGCAGCAAATCTATCCCAAGCAATGATGAAATTCGTAACGTCGTATTCTAATTCACCGAAATACTCTGCCGCTGCCTGGTGTGAACGAACTTGTCCACCGGAAGCAGCATTCATCACGCAACCATCCCAAGAAGCGTAGTTGAATATTCCGCCTCGCTGAATGTAGGCATAGATCTTCTGCCGGGTGGCTATTGAGAACTTACTTACGGTTCGGCGTAGATCATTGGGAATAGAGAATGGTTGCTCGAAACCGGGCTTTCCCCAGCGACTTTCAGCCATCAGAATCCTTCTTTCTGCCGATTAGATCGGCCAGTGTTCTTGCAATTTCTTGGGGTGGCTTAGCCTTTATTTCTTCCTTGATCTTCTTAGCGACATCTATTACTTTCTCGAAGTCTTCGCCTTGCCGCTTCCATTCTACTGGATCAGAGAAAGTCTTTATCATGGAGGAAATAGTTCCCCACATTACACTTATCTCTTGAATTGCTACCCCTCTAATGTAAGCCATGCCTATTTCATTTGGATCGTGGGGCTTGGTGAGAAGTTCAATGAGACGATGCAATTCTAAAATCATCTGAGTCTTTCCATCCCATAAAGAAACGCATGAACTATGCCAATCTTCATGAAATTCCGACCCAGGATCTAGTCCGCATTCGCAAGTGGGGGTTGCCATATTCTTTCCTCTCGTTAGAAATATTCAGGAGAGATAAAAGCTTAGCGGCCTCAACATCGGTTGAGGGATTGGCTAAGGGTACCCCTTCTATCTCTCCCGCCGGTCTATCGACCGATGTTCCTTAGAAGATACAGGCGTACCTGTCCTCTTTGGCATCCCAGGGTTGTTACGGATATCTCCGCTTTTTGTCCTGGTTCTTTAGTCCTTGATGGGCCGGGCGGTATGTCCGTTGTGGCCGTTACTCCCGATTACTTCCCGGACGTGGAACCCATCACGATTCCCCGGAGAGAAAGACTAGCATCTAACTCTCCGGTTAAGTACCTCTACACCATGCGGGTTTTCCCCGCATCCGATTTCCTTTCGGACCTTCTAACCTTTGGCGGGCTAGCGTGCTTTGGGTTTCTCCCTAGGACTAAAGGTTCCTTGCTAGAGGCAATCCCTTAGCGGTACAAATCTTTAGGGGAGAGTCTAGTGAGAAAGGTGTAAGAACTAGACTCTCCCCCGGCTCTCTGCCAAAGAATCGAACTTTGGAACTCTACCATTCTAAGGGGGACCAAGAATGGGAGTCGCAAACCTGCCAGAGAGTTTCCCTGGGGGGAACTTTAGACGTTAACGGGGACGTTACTTTCCTCGTTCTCATCTACATCATCATCATCATCGGCATCCTCGTCGGGAACCTCTTCCCAATTCGGAGCATCGGCAGACTTCGTTCCAACAAGAACGTTTCCACCAGAAGTGGTGAAGTTGATAACGTCCGGTGGCTTGGTCAGGTTGATCAGAGGCTTTCCGTCAACTTCAACCTTCATCTCGTCACGAAGATCCGCAGGACGCTCGTAACCAAGATGCTTAGCCAACTCGGTGATGTTACCCTCGAAAGGAACTCCATCGACAGTCCAAGTGTAGAAACCGATTGCTCGCTTTCCACGCGGACCACCCATAGAACGCCGACGAGGAACCTTGAAAGCTTCCAGTTCCTCTTCGGAAAGGGAAGTTGCAAGGATTGCACGAAGGTGCTTCAACTGCTCAACCTTATTAGAGCGGTCAGCGTTTGCCCTCTCAACCTCCGCAGGATCAACCTTAACCTGCGGCCTTTGCTCAACAAGAGACTCGGCGTAAGCAACACCATTCTCGTCGAACTCATTACGAAGTCCACGAAGGACTCCAAAGTAAACCCCGAAAGCGTGCTCGGGGGGACTTCCTGCAAGAGCAGCCTTGAATTGCTCAACGATTGAGTTAACCTCATCCTCGTTGTTAGCAACAAGTGAGTTAATCACGGCCCTTCGGCCAGCACTCTTCTGATCGGTAGCCGCATCAAGAACCTCATCAAGAGCCTTAACTTTAGCTTCCGAGTCTCGGAACATCTCCACCAGGGGAGATACATCAATTGACATACTTTTTCCCTCCCATATTTGGGGCTAGGTGTTGGGGTGGACCCTCAGTGTGCTCCCTTTCGAGCCACTTGTCAAGCCCTTTCTACCTTAAAGTTGGAGATAGCCGTACTCGGAGCGGTCAATCTCACCAACTCCTGTTTGCGAATCCTTCAACTTATGACAGTCAGCACACAACCATTCGAGATTCGCGGGATCGTTATCGGAAATGTCCTTGTTAATGTGGTTCACTTGTAACGAATAGTTGAGTTCACGTTTTTCTTCCGTCCAGAGTTCCTCGAACCATTCAGGCGCATCAGGAGGGGGCTTAACACTCGTCCTTTCACACCATCCATTGCATACAAAAGGAACCCATTCACGAAATAGAGTTGCCCGGCCCCGTTTCCGGCCGGTGCTCCGCATATCTATGATCCTCTTGCGTTGTTTCACAAGGATCGTCATCTCCTGGCTTATACTTCCACATATCGCCGCAAACTTCACATCTCCACCGATATTTTTTGCCTAATTGGACGGCAATGTCTTTTTCGACGTATCTTAGTATATGATTCATGATTCGGAGCCGGGCCGGGGTTCAATTTGGGTTAATGCGACCGGCTCAACTAACTTGCATCCGTACTTAGTCCAACAAGGCTCATTGAACGGATGAGGATGATAAACTATTAAAACCCCGGAAACAGTCTGAAATGGTTGAAACTCTCGTGAGGCTGTAGCATAGTAGTGACAAACCTTCCATATCTCATTACTCCGATTGTCGTACCACGTTAGAAGTTTCGGATCGAACGAAGTTGAGAACGAGGCGTGGAGTTCCGCTTTCCCCAATTGGGTCGGATTCTCTTGGCGTTTCGCCATACCCAGCGCTATCAGCATTTCCTCCACTGTCGCATAATCCGGGAGTTTCTTCTTCGGCAACCGTTTCGAGAAGTCTAGTTTCACGCCCGACCCCGAACTCTCTAAAGAGTCGATCAGACGATCGTGTGGCGTTTCCATTGATCACGTCCTTAAGCCTGGTTTCGAGTTTGGCCGCATGGATACTCATTGAATACATTGAGCGATAGAACTGCATTAACGTATTGAGATCTTCCTTATTATACGTTGACGCGGTTCTGAGGGATTCCATTACTGTTTGTATCCCCCCCTGTAGGACTCCCCTTACTTGTTCCGAAACTCTAAGAGAGTCGTCGCCATCAGTAATGCTAGGCAAGCGATCGCCACTAGGGGATTGAACCGGCTTCCGTATAACATCAGAATAGTAGCCATTAACATCAGGACGAACACGAGCCATTTCACTTCCTTTCTCAAATGAGTTGCTTCACAAACCATTCATCGTAATCTTGTGCAGATAGCCCTAGATTACGAATTAGATCGAGGACACAGGTTAGAGGGGACGATCCTGTTCCGAAAGTATTATGAATGTCTGCCTGGTATCCACCAGTCAAATGCCAGTTAAAAAGATTAAAGCGAAAACCAGGGAATTGATCTACTAGAAATTGAATGAGAAGGTTTAGATCAGTCATAGGGCCAGCTTCTTCTCTAGTCGATTTATTCTTATTCTTAGTTCTAAGAGTTCCTTATTCTCAGTTTCAAAGGGATCACGCTGTCCGCGTGTTGCACGATAGATAACTACCTGCCCTTCTAGCTCAGCATTCAAGCAGGCGGAATCGACTTGTGCAGTTATTGCTTCATACTCATCATAGGATTGCCGATAAGAAGCTGCCATAGGGTCGAGGTTCCAATGAGCCCCTACTATAGGCTCAGGAATTATACCTCGCACACGAATTCGGTGAGGGGGGCTATCTATCTCGAATTGTAAACCGCGAAGGAGTCCGTCATGGAAGATACAGATCATTGTTTATTCCAGACATAAAGGACCGCCTTCATCTTAAGGGCTAGATCGAGGACAAAGATATCTTGCCGGTGATACTCTAGGGTTCCTACAGGGGGGACTTCTAGATTGTCAGGATCAGACACAAGAAAGCCACGCAGTATATCCGGAGGCCGAGAATCTTCCAGGTCGAATTGCAAACCGTCGATAGGTCCGCCACGAAATAAAGCGATCATCAGAAACCGTGCGCTTCCATCGCATCCATCACCGTAAGGCAAAGAACACAATCAATGTTGGCCCTATTAGAGACGCTTTGTCCTGAGCGAGAACGGCCGCACAAGGAAAGATTGTCGCCGAAAATATCTCTCTCGTCGCCTATGTAGTGAGTCCTGCCTGGTCCGAAGCGACTCGGATAGTTCTTCCGTCGCCTACGTTGTTTGATTCGATAAGTGAGTTTGTTTTTAAAATCTGTCATGGCTTAAACACATTCCGAAAGTGAATTGCGTTAGCGATTGAATCTCTTAGATCAGGAATGGCCCGATGAATCTCTCTATCCATCCAGAGGAATTCAGGATCGAAGAACAGAGCAAACTGCTTCAAAGTGCTTACATCGAATGAGCGATAATGAAATGCCTTCTCGACCCCAGGAAAATCCAGTCGCAGGAATGAGCGATCGAAGGAAGGAGTGGCTCCGTGCATAACAGAACCGATAGCCTCATTTTCTTTCATCCATTCAAGCATATCCGACTCGTAAGTGCCAGGAAACTCGGCATTATATGCTGTTCTACATTCGTCCCATAGCCCATTCTTAGTGTGCATCTCATATACAACAGGAACGACGGAGTGATTAAGATCGACTCGATAGGGCAGAACCCAATTCTGAGTAGAAAGCACAGCGAACTCCGGTCCGGGCGTAGTGATAATCATTCCAACTTCTAGGACCCAGTCCTTAGCCGGAGTGAGTCCGGTAGTTTCTATGTCGAGCCAAAGTGCATTAGGCATTAACTTTCCCTTCTAGGAATTGATAGTGGTAGAATCGTTCGATTGCCACCTTAAGTGGTAAAGACCCATGGCATTTCACATAGGCTTTCTTCCAATCGAGTCCGGGGTGTAACTTCGCAAGATTGGTAATCATCTCTTCCATTTTCTTTTCGACCCAAGCGAGCACTTCCGGGGCTGGCCCAGAAATAGAGCCTTCGATTAAGGCTTGTGCATAACAACGAAAGCGCGGATTCCATAGTGTCGGAACTATTAGAACTAGTCCCGAGACATAGAGAGTCTCCGGGGCTTGTGACCCCGGAGACTCAATACTCACCCTATCCTACCTAGGATATTGTCTACTTTTGCTTCTATCCTATCTAGTCGTTCATTAGTCTCAATTGCAAGATTAATGAGTCTATTGTTTTGATCTGCGACAGACGGATTTTCAGGTATTGCGTG